GATTTCTCGAAGAGGTTGCCGTCCAGGCTGGTCTCGATGCGCTCGACACGTTGAACGCCGGTCATGTCTTCGAGCAGCCGGTGACCCTTGAACTCCACGACTACGTAGTCCCCGACGTTGATCCGGTTCTCAGGCATGTTGGCCCCGGAGAGCGTGACCTGAGGCAGACGGAGGAGTTGGTTGACCCGCTCCAACCGCGCCTGCGTGTTCTCGTCCAGGGTCGATTGCTCCACCACCTCGTTGAACTGGACGGGTAACTCGCGGACGCCCGATTCCATCTGGCTGTACACGTCAGCTTTGACGCTCTTCAGGATGTCGTCACCGAACCCGGTTCCGAGGCCGATCACGGAGTTGTACGTGCCGCTTACCGAACGGTTGACCATCGCCCTCATGAAGGTGGAACGCTTGTTGGTTCGGTCGTAGGTGATACGGAAGTCCGTACGAAGCGAGCCGACCTGCGGATAGGTCATGACCGTCTTGTCCGGCAGGACGCGAAAGTCGAAGTTGCCGTCTACCAGGTCGGTGAGGCGCTGCATGTTGAGCTTGATGCCGGACGTGTATTGCTGGAAGTTTCGGTCTCTCAGCTTGCCCGTGACGTAGTAACCGCCCTCCGGGATGATCAAGCCGTAGTCGCCGTAATCAACGCTCTGAGCGCATCTGATGAGGTCGTAGAAGATCTCCACCGACTCCACCTGCGTGTAACTGACGGCAGGGTCCGGGTAACGGTCTTTGAGGAAGTTCAGGTAGCCGAAGCCGATGACGTTGATGGTCGCGGCATTCGTGCCGTCCAGAAAAATCGATGCGTCATAGAGCTGCGTTCCGAACAGGTATTCGCCACGCCGTTTGACCTTGATCTCCGTCTGCCCTTCCCGGAAGTTGCTGACGACATCGATCCCGGCCGCGAGCATGTGCTTCTCAAAGACATCGAGATCCAGGTTGAACCGAAGCTCTTCAGCTTCGTTGCGCTCCTCCACCATTGAGATGTCCTGGCAGAGCCTGGTGATGTCAGCAATGCGCACGCCGGTGCGCGTCCAAAGCTCGATCTCGTAGGGGCGAACTGCTGCCACCTAGATTCCCCCGTAACCGGGCCTCCAGGTGATCGTGGCCGTGGACACGTCCGAGCCGCTGCCAGACGTGAGTTGGATGAGGTTGTCTCCCGGCACGAGTCCCCACCACTCGGATGAGAGCGGCACGTAACCGAAGGCGTTCCCGCCGTTGAGCGTGACGGTATGGGCGTTCATGTCGATGAGGGTCACCGAGCCCGCCGTGACGCCGTAGCCCGTCAGACTGAAGGACTGGCCGGTGGTGCGGTTGAGGAGTACCGGATCGGTGATCTGACCGGGGATGGTGATGGTCGGGTACGAAATGACTTCGCTGTTGTTGGTGACTGTCGCGTCCGGCTGGCCCTCGGTGAAGTTCGTGGTGACCGTGAACTGCGGTGTCGTGGTCGAGAACAACATGCCGCCCGGAACGGAACGTGTCAGCGTGGCGCTCAACGCCGAGCCGGCGGTGACGTCATAGATGACGGGATCAGGCGCCTCGAGTTCGATCTTGAAGCTGGACTTCTCACGGCCGCGGGTGATGGGCATCTTGAAGTCCACCCGATAGGCATCGAAGGTGTAACTGCGGCCACCGTCCTCTTCGATCCGCACGACGATTACGGAAGGGTGCAGCGGCAGGGCGGCTTGGATCTCCCGCCGCTTTCGAAGCGCCTCTGCGATGTCGTTCGAGAAGATATGACCCGGTATCGAGACCGACCGAACGTCATCGTTCTGAGCGCCGATCCATCCACCCGATTGCCCGGTGTTGCTCCCCCGGCTGGTGCGGACGTTCGTGAGGTCGAGTCCTTCAAGCGGTTCGTCCAGGTAGGTGCGGTTCGCCTCATCGTTCAGGAGGTAGTCGTTCAGGAAGAGCCTCATCAGCGCGCGTCCAGTGCGAAACCGAGGTCGCGGAAGAAGCGGTTGTCATCCCGCTCGTTATAGCTGTTGTAGTTCTCGATGACGACAGACGGGCCGTTTGACTGAGCGCCCTGGGAGCGCGTCTGCCACGCCGGTGTGACGCCGGAACCAGCCGGAAGGCTCACCAGCTCTGGACCGTGCTCGCCCACCATCGTGAGGCCGCCAGCGGAGTAGTTCGTACCCAAGGCCTTCCAGGACACGTCATAGAGACGCTTCCACTCTTTGTTGTCGATCTCACCAGCGTTGTACCGGCGGTTAGCCGAAGCCCGCAGCTGCTCGCCCGCCTCGAAGTTCTTCTTGGACGCGTTCTTCTTGTTCTCAAGGGCCGCCTGCATCTCGTCGTACGCGGCCTTTACCGAGAAGATCGCCGCGATGGCGGCCGCTACCGCTATGGCTGGCATGACCAACGGAACGGAAACCAGCGCGGAGAAGGCGGTGAACGCCGTGCTTACGCCCGCTATAGCTGTCGTGCTGGTCAACTGGAACAGGGCGAAGACGGGACCGAGCAGGGTGACGGCGGTGTTGAGAACCGCGATCGTGGCCACAAGACCGGTCAGGGCGGTCACGGTGATCAAAATCCCGGCCGCAAGCTCAGGGTTCTTCTCGACCCACCCGCCAATCGAAGTGATGATAGGTGTCACCACTTCAAGCAGGGACAACAGGGCGGGTTGTAGCGAAGCGCCGATCTTCTGCTTGAGTATTTCCGTCTGTGCGGACCATACGGCCTGCTTTCCGGCCGCGCTGTCGGCAAGTCTCGCAGCGTCACCGGCCTGGGCGTTGGTCTCCTTGAGGATGCCGTTGAAGATGGCCTGTCGGACTCCTGCGTCGGAGCTTGCGTTGCCAAGCTGGGCCTGACTGATTCCCGCTTCCGTGAGCATGATGCTGAGGTTCTTCGTCACGCCCGCGTTGTCGACCAGGATGCTGTTGCCGTTCTTGATACCTTCCGTGGCGCTGGAGATCGCCTGTCCGAATGAGAGGGCGCTCTGTCGTCCGAAGGCCGCGCTGTCTTTGAACCGCTTCATCAGCGTGATCGACTCGTCCAGGCTGAACCCGGAAGCGAGAAGGTTCTTGAGCCCGGTTGCCGAGTCGGTGACGGTCATCAGCCCGTCCGCGGCAAGCTCTTGTGCCGCGCGCTTGGCAACGTCCGCGTCAACGCCGAAGGAGCGGGCGATGGTGCTCAGACCCGTGAGAGCGGCCTGGGAGCGGTTCGCGGCTCCGACGCTGTCATCCATGAACCCCACGAGGCTGTGAGTCGCCACACCGGCCGCGAGAGAGACCGCAACGAGCGAACCCAGATGGTCGTTGAGTCCCCTGAACTTCGGGGTTGCCTCTGACGCCTTGTTCCCGGCCGAGTCCACGTTCTCACCGACAGACTTAATAACCTTCGATGCGTTATCTTGAGCCTGAATCAGTATTGAGATGGTGTTCGCCATAAAGGTGGGACTATTTGCGCCTTTCTGAATCTAATTTAGCACGGTCGATATCGAGCGACCATATGTAATCAGCGCGCAGGACTTCGCTCCACGGAGTCTCTAATGCCTCCCGGTAAGTGAGATGCATCCGCTCCTGGTAGCGAAAGAGTGCGATCTCAAGCAGGACCGCTTCGCTTACTTGTTGGGTTTCGCCTCGGACGATGTAGTTTCTGTAGGCTTCTCGCTTGTCGTTTGCAAGACGGCTTCTGTCGCTGCCTTGCGGAGCGCTTTTGGGTCCAGATCGAAGTCCATGATTCCCGCGTACAGAGCGTCAGTGATCGCGACGCTTGCCGCTGTGTCATCGGGCGTCATTTCGGCCGTGACGAACTCGCCATCGGAGAAAACCTTGATCTTGCCGCTGAGGAAGTGATCGAGCACCAAGCTGAGTTGATAGTCCATCTGCTCCTCCTTGCTCATGCCCTTGAAGGATTTGTTCGCGAGCTTCTTCTGGTCCTCGTAGGTCGCAGGTCTCACGTACGCGTAGCAGTCCGAGTCGTAACCCTCGCTCACGTTGGCCAGTTCGACCCGTTTGACGGCGGTGATTCGTTCCGTCATCAGGCGGCCACGTATGTCGCTTGCGCGTTCTTTAATACTGGTGTGATCGATGTGCCGGTAGCGGTGTCGTACTCGCAGAAAAATTGGATGGTCGCGGTAACCACGTCATTGAGGTCACGGCTCTTCTCAAGCTCCCTGTAGCGAGCCTTGGAAGCGGTGAAGGTAAGTTCCTTGTTGCCGTTCACGAGGCTGATACGAAGCGCCTTGATGACGTTGGCGAGGAAGTCGGTCTCGTACTGGGTGTCAGTGAGGCGCACGACGAACTCTCCGCGCGCATCGAAGGCTCCGCGGTCGAACTCGGGCGAGTCAGTGTTCCCCAACGGGAAGAACGGCTGACTCGGACGTTCGAGGTTCAGCTTGGTACTGGAAGCCTTGAGGGCCGTCGCAGCGTTGAGGCCGGTCACGTCAGACGCGATCTTCACCGTGATGTGCTCGCTCGTGAACAGGTCTTCGGTGACGAGATTGACCGTCTCCGATGAGGAAGCCCCCATGCGGGCCTTGAGGGCCGATGAGAACTGCACGAACGCGCCGGTCTCAGCCGAGATCTCAAGGTTGTCGAGTACGCCGTACGAGTGCCGCTTGTCTCCGAGAGGTCCGGATGACGCGACAGTCAGGCTGGTAGGAACCGCCGACTGCTTGTTCGAGAAGGTGTGAGGGTAGATGCCACCCGATGCGGCACCGGTCGAGACGTTGCCGAAGAAACCTCGCAATATGTAGCCGATCGCCACGGTTGAGAGATCGCCCCCTACCGTTCCTTCGACCCATCTTCCGGTGACGCCACTGTCACCTACGCGATCCACGACACCAAGAGCACCTTCGCTCTCGGCGACGTTCGTCCTGGGTTGAATTGAGTTCGTTTTCCATCGGAACCAAACTTGCGGGGCTACCCCGGTTCCGGGTGTTGATTCGATGCCGAAGCCGATGGCTTCCCTTCGTCCGATATTTGGATCAGCTGTTGCCATCACCTGCCTCTTCTAATTCGTTAAGTTGTCGAATAATGTCCATGTTTTCAATTTAACTCAAGGCAGTTCCTTTTGCCATAGCGACTATTCGGTGTCGATGACGTACGTTATGGAGAAGTTCACGTGGCCCTCCGATGTAATGTCAACCAGACCTTCTCCCCCTTGACGAGGATTGATGCCGTACTCCACGGTCATCTCAGGCGCTATAGCGGTCACTCCGTCCAGCAGTCCGTTGCGCAGAGCATGCTTGATGGTTCCGTTCGCGTACCCCTTGGTCTTCTTGTCCCTGCGTCCGATGAACTCGCGAATCTTGCGTTCGGTCATGTTCAGCGGGTCGACGGCGTCCCCGGTGAAGTCGTCCGCCTTGTTGAGCACGACCTTGATCGTCAGACGGTCGGTCACGTCATCCTGGGCGTAAGCTCCTTGAACGGTGTCCTCACCCGTTTGCGTGACGATGAGAGCGGGCAGGTCGAAGGTAGCGATCCTCTCGGGGTCGCCGTCGAAGTACTTCCGGAACGTTGCATCGGGGCCGGGTTGGCCGAAGGTGTCGGTCATCAAATCGATGACGCGGCGGACGGTATCAAGCTCAGACATCCGCCGCCCTCTGCTTGCCTGCCAGGTCGGCACCGATCAACTGGAGGATGGCGCGCTCACGCGTCTGATCAACCAGCATCATCACGCGCTGCGGCACGCCGTGACCGCCCTGGTGATAGTCGAAGTACTCGGCCTCGTTGAAAAGGCGCGTCGAGAGCTTGGTCGACTGGTGCTTGAAGGATCGTTGCATCAGGCCGGTGCGGATGAGCGGCGGACGTCCCGGGAACTCGCGGGCCTTGTGCGCCGCGTAGCGGGCGTCCAACTCCTGCCACGGCTTGCCAATGACCTGACCGCGCGAAGCGAACACCTCGCCCGAGAAGAAGCCGGTGAGGTACTTCCCCGTCTGATCCATCGAAGCTCGAAGGTCAAGGATCGAGACCCCGTACTTCTTGAGCTTGGCGGCGAGCTCGCTGTCGCCGGCGACCGTTAGAACGACCGCGCTCACCTAGAACCTCTGGTCCACGCTGAACATGCGCTCAGCTTCACCGAAGTACCCGGTCACCCCCTCGGTGGTAGAGAGGTCCACGCCGTTCTCGTCGAGCATGCTGTCCTCGCCCGACGCGAGAGCGGCCAGCTGCTTCCGTAGAGCCTCCAGTGCCTTCGAGCTGGCAACGTCACGGTAGGCGTCCTGTTTCAAGGAGTACGCCGCGAGCTTGATGGTCAGCGTCCTGATCTTCTCCGGAACGACCGCGAAGGGAACGGTGAACGAAGCGCCGAGAGCGCTGTCGATCTCGGCCTGCGCGGCCCTTCTCGCTTCCCGCACGTGACGATCCGCCAGATTGGACGCCTTCTCGAAGCCCGCCTTCATGCGGATGTCCTCGATGGTTGCGTAGTAGATCGTCGGTTCTGCCATATCTGCGCTCAATATGAAGCGCGCGTGCCATCGCGTCAAGCCCGGGTAATCTGACCCCCATGGGGAAGATGTATGACGACAACAAAAAGCAGGCCGACCGGGAGATTGCGGAAGCGGAGACAAACCTTCGCAACGCCGGTGAGAGGGAGACTGCCACCAGCGAGGCCCTTGAGCGTGCGGTTGAAGAAGCGAGCAATGCGACCGACCCCGCGGAGATCTCGCGTCTGGAGGCGAAGGTCACTGAGGCGGACCAGGAAGCGGTGCTCGCGTCTACGGCCTACGAAGAAGCAGATGCGGAACTGATTCGCGTCCGGCAGTCCTGGGGCTTCTAAGGGCGCTAGGCCTTGTAGTAGCCGATGAGATCCACGTTGAAGGTCAGCGCCGTTGCTCCCGTGGCCGCGGTCGAAACCCGAGCGTAGATGGCGGTGCCGCCGGGAAGCTTGGGCAAAACGCTCAGCCGGTGCGGAGTGGTGGTGCCCAGACCGAGCCCGCCGATGATGACGCCGAGGATCGAGCTACCGGCCACGTCATCGTAGGCCGGGGCGTTGGTTCCGATGGAAATCGCGGGCTGGGTGAGGACGATACCCGTCTGAGACACCTTCGTGATGCTGATGTCAGTGGGGACGAAGTTGAGCGGGTTGTTCTCGAGCGTGTAGATCAGCGTGGAACCTACGGCCATGCCGTTCACGGTGACCGTGCTGGCCTTGACGCTGGTACGAGCAAGTGGCATCCATCCCGTTCCGTTGTGCTGGTAGGTGGCCATCGTGCTGAGGTCGATGCCGAGCTGGCCTACGGAAGCCGGAGTAGCCATGAGGGCCGCGTAGGTCGGCATCTTCAAGATCTGGTCGAACATCAGTTGTTCCCCACGATGTCCCAGGAGCCGGATGTCCCATTGCTGATTAGGCGGACGTACTTGTACTGGGTCGTCAGCGTCAGGTTTGTCGCCCCATCGATCGTTCCTACCAAAGTGGCGCTGAACGCCGTGTTGTCGACCCTCTTGAAGGTGTACTCATACCCGGTGGTCGTGGTCGTGGGCAGGGTGATGTTGTAGTTCGCGGTAGGAGCGAGGACGCGGTAGTACTTGCTTCTGTCACCCGTCGTGATGGTTGCTGCGGAACTGACCGTGACGACTATCGATTGCGTTATCGGCGTGTTGATGACCGGCGAAGTCAACGTCTTGTTGCTCATGGTCACCGAGTTCGCGGAAGTGACGATCGTCTGTCGGGCATTGGCAGAGTTCGTATAGGTGAAGTTCGTACCGTCGTTCTCCAGCGTCCCAGACAATGGGGACGTGAGAAGCGCTCCGGCCGGAATCCTGAAAGCAGCCGATGCGTTCGTGCTGGTCGGCGCGATGATAGTCGAGGTGAAGGTCTTCGTGCCGCCTACTGTCTCGTTGCCCGTCAGGTGCACGACACCTGAGTCGTTTGCCTTCGTGCCTATCAGAGCGGCCGTGGTTGCTGCGTAATTCGGGTCTGACCCGAGCGCGTCCGCCAATTCTTTGAGCGTGTCCAAGGTCGCGGGAGAAGAAGCAACGATTGAGGCGACTTTGGCATCAACGTAGGACATATTCGCGCCGTCTGTTGAAACGAGCGGTGTCGCCACATCCGTCAACCTGTGCCCGTTCAGGCTGGTGTTAAGAGTCAGGGGATCGAGGATGATGGCGTCATTCACACCCAGGCCCGTCGAGTCGAGCGCGATCTTGAACTTGTGCCCGTCTGACGTGTCGATGCCGATGAAGTCGCGCATCGAGTTCGCGCGCTTGTACTGCGTTATCGCGTCACCCGAGCCGTTCTGTTCTATGGTCTGACCGGCAGTAGATCCGGTGTTGGTCGTGTTCTCGTACACATGGTGCTTGGAGACGGGGTTCACGTTGATGCCTACGTTGTTGTAGAACTCGGTTTCACTGGTACCGCCTCCGTCAACGTCCTCGCCGATCCGTATGGTCTGGCCCGAAGTACGCGAGATACCCCTAGCGCCCGTCAAGATGAGCGGCGTGTCATCCCGTAGCGACCAGAACTTCATGCGGTTCTGCATGGCACCCGCGGCGTCAGTGGTGTACCACGCCATCTCGTTCTGCAGGGAGCCCACGCCGGTACCATGCGCGGTGATCTGACCGAGCCTTTGATCGCTCGCGGTGGACGTTGGGTCCTTGAGGAAATCGATACTGGTGCCAGCTTCCGCCGTGACGGGTCTCAGCTCGAGGCCCGCGTTGTCGTTGATCACCGTGACTTTGCCGTCATTGCCCACGCCGAACCGTTCCGATGTGCTATTCCTGACGACCAGGCTCTTACCGGTCCCACGGTTATCTATGTCGACCACGTTCCCGGAAGCGATGGAGCTGAGCTGATTGATGTCTAGCATTTGCGCTGAGTCGGTGAGCGTGCCATTCGATACGGTGTTGTTCGATACGAGGTTCACAAGTGCGCCCGTCTTTGTTCGCGATGAACCGTCGCTCACCGTGTGCGTTGCGTCCACCACTATTGAACCGTTCGGCCAGCTTCTATTGGTGACATCGTGATCGATGTAAATATCGGCACCCGAACTGTTGTTGTCGATGTCATATACGCGACCCACACCATTCTGGTCAACGTGCTGGACCACCGCGTTCGAGTTGGGGTTGTTGTTACGATAACGAACGAGTGAGTTGACCGTGCTTGAGTTCGAATGATTCACGTTCGAGAAGACGTAGAAACCATTGGTGTTGTTGTTCGTGTTATCGGAGTTCCAGTCAACACGGAACGCCGCCTTGTCGGCCGCCAAAACGGTGTCCTGATGTACGAACAGACCATGTTGGTCGGACGTGTTGGTGATCTCCATGAAGACGTTGTTCCAGAGCACCGATGCCTGGTCACGCAGATACTGAAGGTCAAAGCGGTGTATGGGCGTGCCATCCGCCTTGCTCGTGTAGAAGGTCAAGTGTTCATGGGCGACAGCCTCCAGAGGATGGAACTTGTGAACCGATATCTGCACGTCCGCCTGTGCGCCGCTCGTAAGATCGCGCTTTTCAGGATTGAATAGGATGCGGGAGTAGGGGCGAGCGGGTGAGACACTAGTTCCGTCAAACGGCTCCAATACCATCCCCCCGCCGTCGGCGTTATAGGGGCTCTGATTCTTCCCCAGCAGATAGATGTCTCCCTGCGCCCTCATGGACTTGCCGTCACTGCTGTTCAACTCAAGCGCAGTGCCGATGCCGGAAGCGGCGTTGAGACTGAGCTTCCCCGACTTCGTTTCCGAACCTGTCGTATGGAGGACGTTCGCGTCGTTGGCTTTAGCGGAAAGGGCTGAGGCGGCCGCCGTACTGAGTGGCTTGTCCGCGTCGCTGGTGTTGTCGGCGTTCCCGAGACCTATCTGGGCCTTCGTGGTCGCATGCGGGTTGGAAGTGTTGCTTATATGGCTCGATACGGTGCCCGCATCGGCCTTCGCGCCAATCGCCGCCGCCTGAGCCGTTGAGACGGGCTTGGAGGCGTCTGACGTGTTGTCAACGCTCGAAAGCCCGACTTGGGCCTTCGTCACGCCGTGAGGATTGTCTGCGCGTGTCGTATGGGCATCCAGGGACGCTTGCTCCGCCAGTCCGGTGACCACGCCATCGCGGCCATTGACGGACGAGACCGCACTGCTCTTGCCGATCTGCGCGCCGACTGTGACGACCTCCACCCGCGTCTCATCGGCGCTGACGTAGACGCGGTCCTCTATGACCTCTACCCGATCAGACATCGGGCACGTCCTTCTGCAGCGTCACCTGCCCCACGAGTAGCCGCTTGATGGGCACGCCGTCCTGCCAGACGTCCAGGTCGTGGATGGCCGTGTCGAAGTCGAGCGCACCCGTCACGGTGTGAGGCAGACCGACAACGATCTCACCCTCGCTTCCGTTCACCGTGCAGAGCGGTTCGGCGATCGGCAGGCCGTCACGAGTACGGATGGCCATGTGCGCCGTCATGCCGGTCATGTTGATCGGGATCAACGGGCTGTCGTCATCGAGCGGGTCTTCGCGGACCTTCCAGTAGAACGTCTTGGCGAAGGTGATTCCCTGATCGATGGTGAAGTCGTAAGTGGCCGTCATATCTGCCCTGAATATGAGGGAGCGGGGTCGAAATGTAAAGAGTGCCTACTCCCTCTCGATCTCGATGTCTTTGTCTCCCAGCATTTGAGCAGCCTCGGCCGCCTCGTCAAGATGCATCTCGACATACTCGATCGCCCACAGTTTCGCCTGTGCCCGTTGCTTAGCTGAGATATCCTCCATGTGCCGAGCTATCGCCGATTCGACCAAGGAATCCACGAAAGCTTTGACATATTCGTCTTCTTTGGCCTTCGCCAGCTCCGAGGCTCGATGCGCCCTGTCCGCGGCTTCAACGCGACTCGCCTTCTCATCGGCGCGCGCACGTAACTTGAGAAGGCGACGTTCGTGGTTTGCCTTGGCTGCATCAGTCAAATTTTTCCAGCCGCTGGTGCCGTCAGCGAACATCTTGGCTACGAGACCCATGAACACCAGGTAGCCGTTGTCCGTGAGAAATTCGATCAACGGTTTGAGGTCGATGGCTATCTGTATAGGACTGCCGTAGCGAACGCGGATCACCCGGATCATATTTCTTGGGAGATTTCCTCCCCCAGGCTCGAAAGACAAACCGTCCACAATCTCGAACGCCAAATTGAGCCCGAACTCAACCGCTCGGAAATAGCGCACCAGGTCGTGAAGCGACTCACCGCTTCGAACTCCGGTGATAGTCAGGACCAGTTCAGCCCCTGTCCGGATGTCGGTGTTTGTTGACATGTCTCTCCTCACGCAGTGTACGCAATACTGGCATACGGCCTCACGGCGCTAGATTGTGAGCATGTCACCTACCCCTACACCGTCACCCATCTACGTACAGGTGCTCGGCAGCAGTGAGGGTGCGCCATGGTGGGGCGTGCCAGTGGTCGCCGGGGTGTTCCTGGTCGTGGGCGCCACTCTTGGGTTCTTCTTCAACTGGCTGCTCGAAGGACGGAGAGCCAGACGCGAGGACCAACACAAGTGGGATGAGCGCCTGGTCGACCACGCCACGAAAGCCTTGGCGCTTGCCGTGCAATTCGAGAAGGAGCTTCCGATCTACCGCCCCGCCATGGAAGCGAAGATCCAGGAGATACGAGAGCTAGCGGCTACAAGCGAGCAACCCGTGGGCTTCGACGTTGGCGATACGTACCCCTCGTACAACGCGATGAGGATTGAAACCACGGCTTTGAAGATCATCGCGCCCAGCGGTGTCGTTGCGGCCTCGGAACAACTTGCACGTGTCGGCGCAAGAGTCGTGTTCAAGAGCATCCCGGGGGCCAACGTCCAGACTGCCCCTGGTGCTGAGAAGGACGTTTCCGATGTGCGCACGGCTCGGACCGCCCTAGAGAACGCGATACGGAAGCACTTCAAAATCTAAGCTCCAGGGGGATGGGTGTTACGCCGACTGCTAACGTCTGCACATGCTGCCAACCCCCGCGCCGTCCCCGATCTACATCCAGATGGTCGGTCAGGAGAGTGCGTTCTGGGACTCTCCCCTCTTCATCGCGCTGTTGACCCTCTTTGGTGTTGTCATAGGTGCCCTGTTGAGCTTTCTCTTCAACTACTTGACGGAGAGGTCTAGAGCGAAACGGGAGCTTGCTGGAAGATTCCTCGATGAACTTCTCAGGTCTGCATCTTCGGCCGGGGAAGGGACACGACTTCTTGGGGGTCTTGTTCAGATACGGCTGATACTGATCGGCTATCCCGAGCGCGTGCGCAATAGAACCAGTATGCAGAGCCAGCTTGCTGAGAACGAATCCTCCGTCAGAGAACAAGTACGGTTGGTTACAGATGCGTTGTCGTCCCTCCGACTTATCGCCCCGCTGGACGTCAAGAAGACAATTCCGAAACTGCTGGGCAAGGTAATGGAAGTGGACCATTTTGCATTCAGTCAAGACACAGACACTGCAAAGTTGAGAAAACTAAAAACAGAATTACGAGCGACAATCGAAACATTCGAGGCCGCGGTGCGGAAAAACTTTGGCGTGTCAGACTGAAAGAAGCACCCGCAATGGGTGCTTCTCAAAGGTCCGTGCAGTGACTATTTCTTTGAGGCAGGTTTCGCCGCAGTTCGGACTTCCTTTAGCGTCAGGTGCGAATCTGCTTTTATTGCTTTCAGCTGCGCGTCAGTCAACGGACCCTCGTACGGGACCGTCTGGGTAGCCATGATGCCGGAGCGCACGCGCTGCGGGTACGGGAATCCTTTGGTCAGACTCACTGTGTAGATGGTGTCAGACATACCGGACCGCCTAAGACGCAATAGCGCCCACAATTAGTTGGTGGTTGCCGTAACCGACGTTGTGACGAGCACGCGTGCCCCATGTGAAGATGTCCTTGTCGAACGCCCGGTCGCTGTTGATGTCGGTCTTCGCGAGCAGCTTGATGGCTACGCGGATCTGCATGATGAACGGCATCAAGCCTTCGCTCAAGTTCGCGACCGCCCACTTCTTGCTCGTTGAGCCGAGGTGAGGAAGCACGATGACCTTGTAGCGGCCGTAGTACGGGTTGTCCACGGCTGCGCCGCTCTCAACGATGGTCTTGCTCTTCACGAGCTTGTTCGCGGCAGCGGCGAGGGCAGGGCCGACGATCAAAGCCGTTCCTTGGTAGCCGAGGACTTCGCCCTGGTCGTCCGTCATCGCGGCAAGGGCAAGCTCGGCGGCGTCAAGGTTGGTGATGTTGAGGTCTTTGCTTGTACCGAGGTAGTTTCCCCCGCCAGCGTGGTTCGCGTCGAAGAAGTTCTGGCCGTCAAAGATCGGGGTGGTGAAGCCTAGGTCGAAGGCGCTGGTGATCATCTTCGTGTAGTGCTTGCCGGCCTTGGTAGCGAGCGAGCTCACGGCGATCATGATCTGACCGGTCTGGTCGTCCTCGATCGCGTCGCGGTCAACGTCCAGCGTTGATTCCCACTTCTTGTTGGTGATCTCGTAGTTGAAATTGCTGAGGGTGCCAGGGATGCGTTCGGACTTGAACTCACGGAGACCGGGTACGTTTCCGAGCCATGCGTACTTCTCGCTCAATCCCGTGCTTTGCACCGGCATGGCGATCTCTTTCCAGAGGTCGGCGTTAGGAGCGGTGGTGTAACGGTTCTGCCACGTGACGTTGATGTTGTTGTTCAACGCTTTCAAAAATTCTTGTGTGATGACTGTCATATGGGTATTTCCTTCCTACGACCTTTAGATTTTCACTCGGACTTCGGTTGCTGAGACGAACTGGACGACACGACCGACCACGATGTCGTTGGTAGCTCCGGCCGCCAATGCGACCACGTTGTCATCCAACGAGTGCACCAGTTGGCCTACCCAAGCTTGGGTCGCTCCGGTACAGACCATCGAGAACACGCCTTCTTTCCAGACGCGAACCCACTTCTCGTTGTCATCGTTGAGCGAGCTGTCTTTCGTCTCCATAGCCACGCCCGCGAATACCTCGCCCGCGGTGTCGGAAGCTTTCTTGGCAAAGCCTGCCGCGTTGTAGTTGACGTTGCTGCCCTTGAATACTTTGGTTGATGCCGCGAGAGGGACGTCAACCAAAATTCCTTCTTGTCGTTGGTCTGCTCGCGCTTGTGTGAGGTTAGTCATATAGATTCCTTCCTATGCCTTACTTGCTTCTAATTCTTGCTTCTTGAACTCCTTGACCGCCTCGATGTCGTTGCCGAACTTTTCCGCGAGAGAAATCTCTTCCGGGGTCAATTCGATGTCGTCATCCTGATCGTCCTTGTCGTTTTTGCCGTGGCCGGCTTCGGCCTGTAGGCGAGCGTCAGATGGCAACGCCTCCAGGAACGAGGTCAACTTCGCACGGTTCGCTTCGCTGGACGCCATGAGCAAATCCACCCCGGCTTCGAGCTGGTCGCTCTTGATAGCGCCGCGGTCGACGTGAGCCTTCACCGATGCGGTCAGGCGGGTGCGTTGCAACTCCTCCTGGGCCTCGCGTCCGGCTTTCGCATCGGCCTGAAGCTTCTTCAGATCCTTCAGCGAGAGGTTCTTGAGGGCGGACGCTTCGAGCTTTTCCTGTTCCTCGGCGGCCTTGCGATCCGCTTCGGCCTTGGCCTGAGCTTCTTCGGCGTCTTTGGCTTCCTGAGCCTCGCGAGCCGTCTTCTCCTCATCCGTTTCGAGGCTGATTTCGAACGCGGTGCGCTCTTCGTCAGTCAGTTCGGTCTTGTGTTCTTCCAGGAACGCCTTCTCTTGGTCAGAGAGGTCTTCCAATTTCTTTGCGCGTATCGCTGCTAAATCCATGTCTTCTCCTTCTTCGTTATTCGACCCGCTGCGGGCTGATGCCAATACCGGCTTCAGCCTCTTCATGAGCGGGTCGTTCGTTAATGTCGCACCAGTGAGGACGTTGACGAGTACTTCGTTTTCGTCCTCGGGATTGATGAACGGCTGTGCCCGAGTGTGGAACTCGAACGATGTGTATCGGTACTCATCGCGTTCAAGTTTCTCCTTTCCAAGGGCAGTCCACGTGACGCTCGCCATAAAGCGATCGCCGACCACGTAGACGCTGTTGATGCGGTAAGCGGCCGGGCTGTCGCCGCCCAGATGATCGAGAGTTCCGGTGAGCGGTTCGGTGCCGTTCACCCGGTACACGCCTGCGTTGAAGTGGTCAACGGCCTCATTGAAGTCTTCGACCGTAAGGTCAAAATTGCCGTGCCAAGGTGTGCGCCAAGACCCCGTATGCGCAATCTCGATCTCAGTAGGAAACGCGCCGGAGGCATCAGCTACGAGCTTGTCCCCGAAGGCAATTGCTTTTTGGGTGTTCTTAGTCTTCATCTAGCCCTGAATATGAGGTTTTGACTATTCCTTGTCAATAGGTTTCGGAGTACATTGAAGGTAGGTCCCGTTTTCGGGGGCTCGCACCTGTTCACACAACTCCTCTCACCTCAAACAAACATAGAAGTACTCCCGCGAGGGGGTACTTTTTCGCGCTACAGTCAGCAGCATGGGGATGTTCGAAGATGCTGATGCCGAGCAAGCTCTGGAACGGGCGTGGGAGCGGCGTCAGGCCGAGGCACATGAGCGATCGGCTGATCTGATGGACGAGTTGGTTACTCGTATGGCAGGGGAATTCGCCGCATCAGCCGCGGTCCGTGGCATCCCCCGGGTGGCCGTATTGCACGAGGGGAAAACGACAGACGGCTGGGTCGTTGTCCTGAGTCACGATGACATTGACCATCGCATGACTGACAGCCTCGTTGTTCTGCCTGACGGGCGGTGGTTCCGAGCTGAACTGCGCTCGATCAAATCGCGATTCGGGGGAAGAACAAAGGGATCTGCCTGGGTCCCGAGTTCTCGAAGCGTGAGACATGTCTTCTCGCTCGGCGAGGTTGAGAACAGCTTCAAGAGTCGGGTACGGAATTTTCTGACGTTGGGTCAGTAGCCGTAGATAACAGAACACCTACAGCGGGGATGGCCGGCGGGGTGTTGGATCTCACTGCCATTGGCGAGCACGAAGTTCGCATCAATCGGGATGGTCTTACCGATGAGCGGTGAGCAGACGTTGCAGGCACCCCTCAACCCGTCCCAGGTCTTCTCAATGGCTCCGGTGCTCTTCGCATAGCGGCTGAGGCCGTTCTGATACGCATTCACCGGCTCCGTCTGAGCGATGAGTTGCGCCCGCACGGGGTTGTCGATCACCGCCACCAGACGGGCGGTCGCGGTCGGCGCGTCTTCCCCGAGCGCGATGCTCTGTGCCACCGCTTCCCGTATGAGCTTCCGGGTGGTGTCGGTGACACCCTTCACGAGCTGGGCCGTTTGCCTGCGCGCGCTTTGCATGATCGCCTCATCGAGCGAGTCGAAGGTCGCAGGTATGCCGTAGATGCCCTCCCCCGCCATCGCGCCCAGTGCCGTGACGTCCTGGAGGATCTGAAGCACCGCGATGGTGAGCAGCTGCATCTCCTCCTCCCACACCGGGTCCGTAGCGGGCGGGACGGTGGATGCCTTCAAAGCGGACCAGTCCACGAACCCGGGGGCTCGGTCGGCAAGGTCGTGCAGGTACTCGGCCACGGACGTGTTGAGAGCCGCTTCAAGGCTGACGAGCAGCGCGAACGACTCTTCGTCCTTCTTGTAGCTGTCGTGCCACGCCTCGGCCGTCAGGAGAGAGACGTGCAGGGCTTCCCGGGCATCAAGCAGCCTTTGACGATCGGTCATGGAGACGCCTCGTTATGGCGGCAAAGAGATTGCGCGCCCTGCTGACCTGGGCATCGGCCTCGATCTTGTCGGCCTTCACTTCCGCGTCTTCGGTGATCGTCTTGGCTGGCGCCTCGTTGCGCTTCTTGATTTCTTCGTCGGTGAGTTCGGACCAACCCACCATGCGTCTGACGGTGTTCTCGTCCTCCGCGCGGGGTTGGATCACACCGGCATCCACGAACTTTTTGATCGCCTCGCTGATGACGGGGATGTTGTCGTCCGAGATGTTGCTCACTCGGAGGGTCGGGTACTCCACGTTCGTGAAGTTGAGGTCGACCAACGCGCGGACCACTGTGTTCTGAAGCTGTGACACTATCTGCTTCGCCACGTGCTGGACCGCGAGCTCGAAGAGCCGGCTCTGGTCTTCCGAGACGTTGCGGGTGCCACTGGAACCGGCGGATCCGATCTCAAGGAACTGAGCGAGCACGTTCTTCATGATCTGACGGTCGTGGTGGTTGATCGAAGGCTCCACGTCACGCATGGAAGAACCCTGATTGTTGAGAAACTGGACTACCCAGCCTTCGGGGTGCTCGAGGTAGCTCTCCTGGTTCGCCCGGAGGTTGCGCGCCAATTGGCGCATCTTCTTCTTGTCCTTGTCGGTGGCTCCGGGAGGAGTCGTCACGTCCAGGATGCCGACCGCTTGACGCTCGTGTCCTACGGCATCGATCTTGTAGAGCTTGTCCTTGATGTACCAGTGGCGGTACGCGGCACGGAGGATAGAGATCCCCTGGTAGTTGTCACCCTCTTGCTTGCGGGTGAACCGGATCAGCTTGATCTCCGGTATCGAGGCTTCCTTGCCGTCCCAGCTGCGCTGCGTGACCCCAGGTTGGTGGTCGGCCGTCTCCCACGCAGCGATCGTTGTCTGTTTGCGGTAGCCAAGCTTGGCGAGGCCGATGCGGTCCCGACCGTTCATCTGGTGCGACTCGAAGACCATCTCGAACAGTGCGAATCCGAAGTCCAGGAAGGTGAGAGCTTCGCCCAGGAACTTGTCCCAATCGATGCTGTGATGAAGCTCGTCATACACGAAATCGGCAACGTCCCTGTCCTTTCGATCATCGCTGGCAGCGTCGACCGTAAAGTCCGCTCCCATGATCGGCAGCTTGATCGCGTCTAGCGAGGCGCTGACGGTCGCGTCACCGCGGCGCATCTCCTCGTAGATCTTGTTCGCAGAGTCGCCATTGAGCTTCGGGTTGTAATCTTCCGAGAGAATGACGCCACCGCTAAAGGCGACACCGGACGAGCCTTGTTCTTTTCCTTTCAGAGCCTTGGTGTTCTTCGAATCCATCTACCTTCAAAATAATGCAATTAGAACTCTTCGTCCAGTAGGCCGCCGAATTCCGACTCGTCATCATCGAAGTCGTCTTCGTAGTCTTCAAGGGGCGCGGCTATGGCCGAGTAGAAGCACATGATCAAGGCATCGGCGTTGTCAGGAGACCGGAAGCCGCGCTTCTTGTAATCGTCCTTGCTTTCGACCCGCCTGCGTCCGGCGGAGTCCATCTTCCACTGACGGCTCGTAAGCTCCATCAGCAGTTCCGTATCAAGGTCGATTTGGATGGTGTCGATGATGGAGGCGAGATAAAACCACGCCTCCGAAATCAGGTTCGGATATTTGTCGGGGTCTTGGGCCTTGGCTCCGAAGTTGATCGGCTTCACCCGGTAACCGCGCTTGATCATCTCGTCCGTGACTCCCCCGCCGACCCCCGTGTCGTCAATCTTGATGAGCACTTCCTTGTCGTAGCCGGCGAACGCTTCTATGTGGTCGCACAACTCCGTGGTTCGCGTCTTCGTATAGGTCTTCGTGGCCGTCAGCTTGAGACCGTGACGTTTCTTCAGCACCGACCGGTCACTACCCATGCGAGCGACGTCCACGCCGATCTCGATGGCCCCCTCGGCCTCCACGGTGCGCTCCATGGCCTCCAAGACCTTGGTCCGGTTCAAGATGCTGTTGTCGCCCTGAGCTACCGGCTCGCCCAGCCACACGTGGGCGTACAGGTCGAGCGAAGCCCGTTTGTCCGCTTCCATCTCCTCGCGCAGTTCGTCAGGGAAGAGTCCGGCTCTCTCCAACACGTCGTAATTCACCTTGCGCGCGAAGGTTCGAGCCCGTGTCTGCCTTACGTAGCGGACGTACACCGGATCGAGCTCGTTCAGCCGGTTGAAGGTGTAGATCAGCTGGCTGCCGGGCTTGCGGATGGTCGGGATGAGCACCTTGAGGCTGTCCTCGCTGATGCTCTGGGCCTCTTCCACCCAGGCGATGTCGATGCCCTGCGTGGACTTGATCTCGGTCGAGTTGTGGCGCAGACCCTTGAAGATGAACTCGGTGCCCGTGGTCGTGTTGCGGATGACCTTGTCGGTGATCTGGTAGTCGGTAAACCCGTACTCGTTGATGATGTCGCTCAGCAGCTTGTGCACGGAGTCCGCGATCGTGTTCTGAAGCTCACGCGTGCAGAGGATGCGAAGCTTCTTCGTGCGGCCCCGGAGAATGAGCGCCAGCGCAACGTGCTGCGACTTGCCCGAGCCGCGACCGCCATAGAAGACGAGGTTGCGCCACGTCTCGTTGAAGAGTTCCTTGAACTCGCTAAGAAACCGGATCGTGACTTGGAGACGTGTCGTCATCGCCAAGGAACTCCACTAAGGCGACAGGCACCTCCCCCGTGTGCTCGATCTTCTGCGTCATCTTGCCCTTGAGTTTGTAGGCAAGATCAAGCGCCATCGCTTGAGCCCGTGTGTCGGGTGCCCAGTACCAGACGCTGATGATCCCCGTCATCGGGTTCTGCTCGAAGTTGCGTGGCTTGCACCCAGCGTCGGTCAGGATTTCTCGGATCGTCTCCTGGGGTATGTACCCGGGAAACTCGGCGCGTTCGATCTTCCTAGCGTTCATTAGTTGCTTGTGCTTCTTGAGCAACACGTCATCAGGTAAGAAGCGATCCATAGCCTGCTGCCAGTCCATAGACTCGGTGAGCTGTTTTGGGTTCTTAGCAGTAGCCGCTGAGTAGCCTGCACGGCGCATAGATTCGCTCACACTAAGCCGACCATGGTTTTCCACGTAGATCTTTATAGCTCTGTTCTGTTTCTCAGTCGGCATGTTACCCCTATAAAAACACACTCGAAGACATAAGAAAAGACCCCACCTTAGTGAGGTCTCGTCTAAAATTTTGCGTCCGGCCTGCGGCGCTTCTTCGCTACGGCGGTTAGGTTGGGTTATTCGTAGAGTGAGACAGTTACAGGTCCGCCGCGCGATCAGCGATTCTGAGACGCCTGCATCGGGACGCGCAGGGTCATCTTCATCAAAGCACCGTCACCAAAGGCCGACTTGGCGAACTTCTTCATCGACACGTACTTATTACTCGGAAGCTCTCTGAAAAAGCGCTTACCTAAGGGGTCAGTGATGGAGACCCAAGCGCGTGGGTATTTACGTCCCTCAAGAGAGAGGCCTTGCTCTTTCCGAAAACCGGGGGCTACGTCGGAAGCCGTCACGGTTCGCATCTGTTTGCCGGATCTCACAAAAACTTCAACATCTGGTATCTCCAAAGATCCGGCATTGTGAATCGATACCATCATGATCCGCACGATCTTCCTGTTTTCCCGAGTAGCTTTCACCACCTGCGCCCTGACGATCACAAGCTCAGCGTTTCGTCGGGTCTCACGGACTCGCTCGTGCCGGAAGCCGAACAGAGCTACGACTACGGCGGCCACAGTGCCAACGGCTGCAAACCAGTCGGCTGCGCTGCCCCAGTCCCACGTGTCGTAGCCGAAGAAGCGCACGATGTTGTCCCACATGTCCCTGACCCAATGCACTCGCTGAGACTAGCGTCCGAGGTTGGATCTACTGTTCTGGCATGCACGCATCCGGTGTCACCGTTGAACAGCTACCCCCTAGGAGCAAGCTCAAGAGGAACGCGCTCCCGATCTTTGCCGTCAGGTACAACGGCAAGGTCATCGGGCGCGTCGAGACGAAGCACATCGGCGGCGCACGGAACACGTTCTACTTCGCGTTTGGCCTGCATCCAGACACGGGCGAAGAGTACCGACTGGAGGGCTCGATCTACTTCGACGAGCGCGTTGACGCAGTGCGACGGTTCCACTTGAACCCGCTCGAGTTCCAGCAACACCTAGGAATATAGGCGTTCAGTCCTCGTCCCATAGCGGCACGACCGCATGAGTGGGTGCCATCCGCTGAGCTTGGATGTAGGGGAGGTACGTCGGCGGCAACTTTGGCCGCGTGCCGGCTAGCAACTGGGGCACGGTGATCAATTGTAGTTTTGGATATACCTGACCGTTGGCCGGGTGCGTGTAGGTACCTGCGTGATTGACAGCATCGACCATGCCCTTGGTGGGCTCATTCAGGCAGATAAAGACCCCCAACTCCGCCTTCTGCGCATCAACAGTCCCCCCCAGATCTCGAACCATCGCTGGGTTGAGTTGGGCCCCGCCTTTGACTGACACCAAGATGCGACCGACCTCGTTCTTCATGCCAAGGGGGAACTTCGCTACGCCATCGATTCCCCTGTCGCCGACCTGCTTTGCATTTGGTTGGGCCCCAACCATCGCGACCGCCCAGCGCTCGAAGTCGAACGGGTTTTTCTTGAATAGAGCGTATGCAGCTGCTTTGTCGTGGGGAATACCGGAAACGACATATGTTCCCTCGATGGTCGACCCGTACGTGTTGAGCAGGCGCTTCTCAATCAGATCGACCGCAATGTACGTGATATCGATTCCCACCCATCGCCTGGCGAGCTTCTGCGCAGCATCTACAGTCGTTCCGCATCCACAGAAAGGATCAAGGACCACCGCACCAGGATCGGTCGACGCAGTGATGATCCGTTCCAGCAGTGCCTGTGGTTTTTGAGTCGGGTAACCCAGCCGTTCCGCTGCGCGGGAGTTGATGGGCGGGATGTCTGTCCATACGTCACTGATGGGCCTTCCACGCTGCTCATCTAGATAACGCTTCATCTGCGGTACGCGACCAGGCGCGTTTTGGACAACGATCCCGTCCTCGTATGCCTTTTGCATCCGCTCGCGCGTCCAGCGCCATACACGCGTGACCCCGAGGAACTCGTACGTCAAGTTCGGTCGGTCGTTACTTGGGTTGATAAGGCTGTCAAGCCGATAAAGACGCCCATCGAGATCCCTGTGGGTGTACTTACTAGAGGTCTTGTCGTCGAGATTTGCTTCGTCGTACGGGACGAACATCTCGTTCGGATCCCATGTCGCCTTCTCAGTTTTTCCGTAGAAGAGGATGACATCATGATTTGTCGGAAGCCGAGTCGACTGAAGACTCTTGCCTGTCGACCGCTGCCAGATGATCTCATTTCGGAAATGCCGGGCATCGAAGATGGCGTCGAGAAGGATCTTCAAGTAGTGACTGGCCGTCGGGTCGCAGTGAAGGTAGAGCGACCCGCTCGGCTTCAAGACACGGTGCAGCTCAACCAGACGCGGGGCCATGTTGACTAGATACGCGCTTGCATCATTTTCGCCTAGCAGTGTCCGCATGGCCGTCAATGCGTCTGCCACTCGTGGCGGTAGTCCGCCGTTTACGTACTCCTGGTACTGGTTGTCGGTCTCGTGCGTCCAGGTCCATGTATCTTCGAACGCCTCGATCTGCGCAGAAGCATCTGCTTCATGCTGTTTTGTGCCTCCACTGTCGCGACTAAAGATGACGTTATAGTTGCGCGCCGAATTGAAAGGTGGGTCGAGGTAGACAAGGTCCACACTCTCGCTCTGGATACTCCTGCGGAGCACTTCGAGGTTGTCACCGTAGTACAGGCGGTTTTTGTCCACACGCCGAGGCTACCCAGTGGTGACAGCGGGTGGTCACTCGGCGCGCCTTGTCCACTGCGGAAGGCCGGTCTTGGCCACATGACAGTTGCGACACCTGTAGAGCATGTTCGTCACGTCGAAGCGACGCTCAGGATGGGAGCCCCTGCCCTGCACGTGATCGACGTCGTGGCGGTAGTAGGTGCCGTCCTCGCGCTTCGGCGGATAGACCCCGCAGTCCGCGCACTGGATGCCGAACTTGTTGTCGAGGTAAGAGCGTGCGACCTTGTCGCGGAAGACGTCCCACTGTTTCGCGGCCTTGCCTCGCTGTTTGATGGGCTTCTGACTGCGCTTGAGCGGCGTGCGCGGCTTCGGCGGCTTGCCGAGCGCCCTGAGACGGTAGCAGTCTCCGCAACGCGTCTGGATGGTGCTGTAGCGCTTGAAGACCTTCGTACACGTGACGCAGGAGAAGTCCACTAGAGACTGACTCCGGTGGGCGGAAGCGCTGGCGGAGGAGTTGGCTTCGGTGCCGAACACTCGCACGGAACGGGCGGGACGGGCTTGGAAACCTCGGGCCCGTAGTCGGCGATGAACCACGTGATGCCCCAGATGACCATGACCACACCCGCAAGACCGAAGACTGCGAACAAGAGCCACTTGGGCCTGTTATTTATCGTTCGCGTTCCATCGTCTTGCATTCGGCAGTTCTCCTATTCAGTTATCTGCCGTGCATTGTGCGCTTTGACAATTCGATTGTCAATGGCGATTATGCTTCCGCTGTGGACAACTCCTCAAGGCCGTCAGGGGTCGCGAGGTCGGCGATTTCGCTGATGATTCCCTGCCACATTTCCGGCTGAGGGACCATGGTCATGAGCACTCTTTGCTGCGTGCCGGCCGTCTGGATGGTGAGCGTCCCGTAGTTCAGGATGACGCCGAGACCGTGCTGCTCGACACCAACGTCCTGCACCCTGAACCACTCGGCGTTCACGTCTACCTGGCTGAGCAGGCTGGACCAGTTCTCGGCCTTGATGCCGTCCGCATCGAGCTCGATGTAGCTCAGGTCGTACACGTACAGGTACACGAAGGTGATGAGTGCCGCCAGAAGGCTGACGATGGCCAGCATCCAGAACGTGCCGTCATCGAGCAGTCCGGTGCGCCCCAAGTAGAAGATGCCGGACCAGATGATCGATACGACAGCAACGCCCACGAAGATGATCCAGACGTAGCCGACCCAGGACTTCTTGATCGTTTGAGGGAGATCCATGCGCTCAATGTGAGACGTTCGAGAGCATCCGTCAATGCCGAACCGATAGCTTGGGCCGGTGACCTCTTCCGAGCCCGACCCGCTGAAGCCCTTATCAGAAGATGCCCTCCGCGACCTGAACTCCGCAGAGCTGAAGCGTCTCTACGAGCAGACCGACCAAGCGTCAAGATCAACGTTGAACAGCACCGAGGATCGAATGAGGGCGAGTCGAGCGTTGTCGCTAATGCAGATGGAACTCAAGAGACGCAACATCAGCCCGCCCAACTACAAGCGTTAGCTCAGACCGCTGGACGCACTTGCTGGCCGCTAAGCTGGAGGGCGTGAGCCTGCATGAGACGAACCCAGCCGGACGACTGTTCTTGTTCTGCTCGGCAACCAATGAGCACTCGGACGAGATATCCCTGCGACAGGCATGGAACACATACTTCGAGACTGAGGATCCGGTGGTGTACCTACAGCGCATCGCTGACACTGTCGATCTGACACGACAGGTTCGAGAAGCAGTTGAGCTTCTGGACGATCCGGTCATACCGAAGCACAAGCTAGTCGAGGCACTGGAGCCCTTCGAACAGCGAGTGCTAGTAGACATTGATGGTGGGCAAAATCTGTACTGGTGGAGAGCGGGTGTCACCTCAGGCCACATCACTTCTTTCGAAAATTGCAGCTATCTGCTTCACAGGGCTAAGCCGACGCCACAGATGACGGAAGACTCGATCTCCAAGATTCGAGCCATGGCGGAAGACATCGCAAGCACCGTGACTGCGGCGGAAGACATCGAGCGAGACGTTCGAGAGAAAGTGCTGGAATTTGCTCACCGCCTCATCCGCGCGTGCGACTCCTACAAGATAAACGGAGTTGACGCGTTCAATGACGAACTCGACAGATTCCTAGGCGTTATAAACTCGACCGATCTCAAGAAGCGGACGCCGAAGAATTTGTGGGAAAAAGTGAATACCACAGCGGTTGCGGTTCTACTAGCTTTGAACCTGTGGTCTGCGCCAGCTCAGGCGATCGAGTCCGGAGCAACTTACTTCAAAGTTTTCGAGATGCCTTCTACTATCCAAGCACCACCAGAGATAAATTCGGAGCCTGGACAGGGAGACCCCACATAACCCACCCTCCCCTACAACTTGAGGAGCAGCACAGCTCTGACCCGTCACATCCCATCGTTCGTGTTGCCAATGCTCTCGTGACTTCTCACGGCTTGCCAGTTGGGTTCTGTTCCAACAACACTTCGGAAGGTTCGAGCACTCG